CCGTGATGCGGTCGCCGAGCTTAATCATTCTACGACCTCCGGCGCGTCTGCCGCCTCCGTTGGCTTGTCCGCCGCCGGAGCCGTCTTATTGCTCGCCGCGCGGAGGAAAACGTCTCGGAGCATATTCACGAGCGGGGAGGCCGTCGTCGGAGTCGCCGGAGCATCCGCTTTCGGATTGTCCATGTCCGCCCGCTCGACGAAACCGCATAAAATCGCCGCCGAGACTACCTCACCAACGAAGCCGCCGACCTCGCTCTCGGCGAGTGTTTGCGTCCTCGTGCGGACTTTGAAAGCGCCGGTCTTGAAATCAAAGACGACATACGCCCGCTTTCCCTCCGGCGGCTCGATTTTGACCGCCGCCGCGTCTGCGATAACTTCCTCCGGGCGCGGCACGGTATAACCGGCCTTTTTCAGAGTGTCCAGTTGCGCCGCGTCGAGGGCGAACGCCTCGCCGCCGAGTTTCTTTGAATAGAGCTTTTTCATTTGTGTGACCTCCTTAATCGTTCGACTCGCTGATAACGGCGATTTTTGCAAGGGCGGACGTTTGCGCCCATTCCTCGGCGAGAATACGGGAACTCCGCTCGAACTCCTGCGAGAGTGCGGCGAAAGCGTCCTCGTTCCTGTCCTTGACCGCGCTCCACATTTCCTTGTGGACTTTCTCAATGTCGGTGTGCATCTGCTTTGTGCGCTCGATGCACTCTTTCAGTTCCGCCCACGCCTCACGGTCAGAGGCGAAGCCGCGCCCGCGTTCCTCCATCGTGCCGGAGACGGCCTCCGCGACGGCGGCTTGTAGGTTTGCCATAAGCCGGACTCTCGAACTCGTTTCGCTCATTGTGTTATTCCTCCTTTATTTCCCCGCCTCGATAGCTCGGAGCGGACTTTCGTCGCTCATGCCTCGCATGAGAGCACTCATTTTGATAGACTCCTCGAGGCTCATTTCCTGCGGCTCTACGTCTGCGCGTATTGCAAAGATACGGTGCTTTTGAATGTAGGCCGCGAGGAAAGCGTCCTTTTCTTTTTCCCAAAGTCTTTTATAGAAATCGAAAAGATACTCGATTTCCACCTTTTCGGCGGGAGTGCAATCCGCGCCGAGTTGAGTCCTAACCTTGCGCCCGCTCGCGGTATATACGAGCTCGTAGGTGTAGCCGCCCGTGACCTTGTAGACCACTTGCTTGAGGATTTTCTTTTCCTCCCCGCCGTGATATGTGAAGTCGTGGCGGACGCGAGTCTCCTCGTCGAGCTCTGCCTCCGAAATGCCGTATTTCTTCATCATGCGAGCGAGGAGCTTTTCGGCGTTCTCGGCCTCGCCGCCGACTCCGTGCTCGGCAAGCGCGCGGATTTTCTTCAATAATGCCGTTTTATCCATTCTCGCGGCTCCTTTCCAGTTTTGGACACCATGCCGGGATATACGGGTCAAAGCGTTTCACGCCAACGACACGCCCCTTGCATCTGCCGGGAGCAAAGCACCGATAGGAGATAATGTCTTTCGCCCACGGCTCCGTAACAACGTGCTCGCACCCCTCGCAAGTATGGGAAAAATCGGCGTTCATTTCTCTACCTCCGCCGCCGGGAGGCCGAGCCACCATAGCGGGCTATCCCGCTCCGGTCGGCGGCAGTCGTCGCAATCCGCCGCCGCGCACGAGGAGCAATAAAGCCGGTGAAAAGCGTCGTCCCACGGCGTTTCAATCGCCGGGATAGTGCCGAGGAACGCCGCGAGCGCCTCCGGGCTCGCCGTTATTCTCTGAAAGTTGTTCATATCGTCTCTCCGATTTCCCGCAAGATTTCGCGGAGGTCTGCGTCGAGCTCTCTCCAAAAGCGAGCATTATCGGCGGCGTGTACGTATTTCGGAGAGCCGTCCTCGTTCTTTTCCTCTGCGAGCTTTTCCCATGCCGCCGCCTCGCCCTCGCGGGTCTTGGTCGTCATAAGGATATAAAGGGAGAGCTTTGAGCACTGTTCCGCCGTTAGTGTCTTTCCGTTCATGGTATGAGTAACCTCCTTTTTTACTGTGCCGCTTTCCGACGGCCTCTATTTCGGTACGACCGATTTACTCGAGCCTCCGCTACCGCCGCGCTATACCCTTGACGAAAGCGGGAGTCCGTTTCCCCGGTCTTGCCTCGCTCGAGCTCGCGGTATATGGTCGCTTGGCACTTGCCGACACGCTCTGCAATCTCGCCCGGCTTTGCGCCCTTTGCGTACATTTCCTCGATAATCCGCCGCTCCTCGAGCTTTAAGCACTCGTATTTCATAGCCTCGCCTCCGTTTCTGCGTAAAAAAATAAGTGCGTCGGAGCTTATTAGCTCTTTCGCACATAATAATAAACTGCACGACTGTGAGAAAAAATTAAAAAAGGGCTTGCATTTTATCCCCAACTGTGCTACTATAGTGTGGCGTTAAGGAAGCGCGGTACGCGCCGGTAGCTCAGTTGGATAGAGTGACTGGCTACGAACCAGTAGGTCGGGGGTTCGAGTCCCTTCCGGCGTACCAGAAAAGCAGTTGATTTCATCACGAAGTCAACTGCTTTTCTTTTTTTATTATACAGAAGAAGGATTCAAAGCATATGTAGACTATCCCATACTCTTTGCCGCATGGAAACGCGCCCCCGTATGTGCATCATACGAGGGCGCGTTTGGATACTTGTGTATTCAGGGCAAGCGCTTTGTGCTGATCGGCAAGGGGAGAGGTCAACTCTTGACGGTGAACTTTGCCGAATCGAGCAGCTGGTTGCCGATGTAGATAGACAGGGTGTAATCGCCGTCGGTCTGCGGGGTGCGCGGGAAGTAGCCGACAAACATGTTCTTTTCCCACATGTCCTTCCAGACCAGCACGGAACTGGAGGAATCGACGATTTTCCCGTCTGCGTCGCGGATGACGAGGTTGACCATGACTGTCCCGTCGGAAGAGGCGTTCAGGTTGCTGCCGGCGTCCACGTCGAACGCAACCAGTTCGCCCTTGGAGAACGTCGTGCGGCGCGTAACCAGGTCAACATAGCGGAACGTTTCCTTGTTCGGCTTGAGGAACAAGCCTGTATAGGGGTTCTTGACGCCGTTGGCCGTGTAGGGATTGTCCACATTGGCTGTCGAGAATGTCAACTCCGTCTCGCCCTCGAGCGAATCACCGCTCTTCAGCGCCAGCGTGACCTTGTATGTTGCACCGGGGTACATATTGTTGGCAGGGATGACGCAGGACTCCGTATCCGTTTCGAGGGTTTGCGGCTCGGCGTTTTCCACGTCCTGAAGCGTGTAGGTCACTACCCAGCCGGGCTCGGCAGGCTCTGTCTCGCAGGCCCAGCTGAGATTGACGTTGATGGTCCGGCCTGTCTCGTCTGTTTCGTCGGCGGATTTGAACTCCGTGACCTTCGTGATGGTCGGGGTGACGTTCATGGCGTAGCTGGAAAGCATCGTCGGCGCGGAGATCACAATCTCATATTCCGTGCCGGAGACGAGATTTTCAAACGTCACGTTCGGGGCGGTGACCTCCTGCGTTTCCTCAAAGCCGGCCTTGTCCGTGATGGTGACGACCCACTTTTCGGGCGCGTCGCCGTCATACTGCCAGGTAAGAATGGCAGAGGAACTTGAAAGCGCGATGGCCACGCTGTCGGGCAGCAGTTCGACGGTCGGTACGGTCGAGAGCGGGGTGCTGATTGCACCGGTCAGAAGCGTATTATCGGGAGCAAGCAGCGTAAAGGTGTACTCCGAGTCGGACAGCAGATCGCTGATGACGACCGAATGTCCAGAGAAGGTAACGGTCTTGGCTTCGACGCCTGCGGCCTCGTACGAAACGGTCCAGCTGTCGAAATCAGGCCCATCCTGAATGATGAAATTCAGTTCAGCCTGTGTGATGGAGATGGGCGTAGCGGTGAAACTCAGAATCTTTGTCTCGGCGAAGGTCGAAGCGGTGGCGGAGTAGGAACCCGTCATCTTTTTGCCCTCCAGCGGGACAGCTTCAATCGTGTACTGGGTGCCCGGCATAAGCGAATCGAACGTCATGTCTTCGCCTGCCGTATAGGCCTTCCGGCTCTGGTTGCCGTAGGCGTCGGAGCAGGTGACATCAAATGCGCCGCTTTCCTCGCCGGATTCGATCTGAACGGTCAGATAATCGGTGCCGATGTCTGTCACGGCGACAGAGTCAACGCGTGTCACAGACGGGACAATCACAAAGAACCATACTGCCGCAGCAATCGCAGCCAGCGCAGCTGCGCCGATCAGAACCGGCAGAATCCATTTTGGCATGGACGCCTTTTTCTTCCGTCGCTGTCCGCGCGGAGGCAGATTGATCTTCAGTTCATCCTCTTCACCGTCTCCATCGGGCGTGGACTCGTCTGCATCGTCCTCGGATGCGTCCTGCGAATTCTCATCCAGATCAAGGGGAACCTGTCCTGATTCGCCGCGATGCACCTCGTCGATGATGGCGTTGAGCATGGCTGTATCCGGAGAGAAGTTCTCCTTGAAATCATCTGCCATCTGCTCGGTGTCAGCGAACTGGACCGGCTCC